ATCTCCTTCTTCAATACTCTGCGCCAATCGAAGCCAGTTCAGCCCCTAGATCCCGAAGCCTAGGACTTCGGGGATTGCCCCCTGCAAGAGGACTTGACTCGCCATCTCTAATAGATTTGCAGAATCTATTTCGGTTAGGCTAATGGAGCCGAGGGGAATCGAACCCCTGTGTTGTTCGCATTTCTATCCGATATCAACAATACCAATTAGGTAGACTAGATTTGAACTAGCAACCTTCTCGACCCAAACGAGACGCGCTACCAAATTGCGCTACTACCTAGTACAAACTTATTTAGACAGTGATATGGGACTTGAACCCATTATCCAGCTTTGTCGGTCAATTTTAATAGACCGTTTTACGCTGGTACATCTCTTGTCAAGACTGCTTGTTCCCACCAAGCGGATCACTGGTTTTTTCTATATCGTAATAATATTTGTCATCATCACCACTAAGAATCCATCTATCGCTTTTATCTTCGCATCTATAAATTTTATCATCAACTTTGTAATCTGGATTTTCTGGAAATGGTTTAGTCGTGAAAGACATTTCTTTCCAAAAAATTCTATTGTTTGGTTGTAAGGTATAATTTCCATTATCAAGTTCAATCATATGAAGGCATTTGTATTGACTTGGTTCATCGCTGTAAGGGTTGTCATACCAATCAAATGTCATCATATAATTTCCCCAACAACTAGTTTTATCTTTAAAAATTACTTTTGCCCTTGCTCCATTTAAGTAATCATAAGAAATTACAGTTGACTTAATTGAAAAGCAATCCCATAGTTGAAGCAAATCCAATTGCTGAATTTCACATGGTTTGCTGCAAAGTTTATTAATTGGAACTCTACTTCTTATTGTTCCATTATCAAGCATCACATTAAATAACATTGCTCTGCTTGGGCTTGATTGAGCTCCAAACACAGTTACCTTTTCATATTCACCTTTAAAATTTTTATCTTGATAAAGATGTTCTTTTCTTAATAAACAATAAAAGTGTGGTATGTTAAGATTATACATGAATGCGAGCGGAGGGATTCGAACCTTCGTAGACAAAAGTCAGCAGATTTACAGTCTGCCCTCGTTGACCGCTTGAGTACACTCGCTTAAATCGGGCATTGAATCCTTTTTCCAGCCCTGATCAAGGTCTGGGAAGTATAATGCTAGCCCTGCGCGTTCTTCTACGGTATCCCGCGCCCCACCGCTGATTGCTGCAGGGTATCAGTTATCCCGAGCAGCTTAATAGTTCTGATTATTTAGTCTTCTTTTTTGAATTTTTCTTGGATTTCTTCTTACCAAAAATTGCTTCAAAATTTTTACCATATTGTTCCATATTTACAGGGCGGGGAGAACTTCCTTTGCCTGCACCATGTGATCCATAATCCATGCCACCATTATGGCACGTAGAAATGCTTTGTCAACTAAATATTCATATGAAGAACAATAAAGGCTATTACAGTTGGATCCACTCTATGAAAAACGCTGCCTTGGAATCTCACTTCAAGGGTCGTGAAATGATCAATGAAGCTAAAAAAAGAACAGATGATAATTCTGATTCCGAAGATAGATATGATCCAAAAATTGCCGCTGAATTGGCCAAATTAAGACAAGAAAGAGCCGGGCAATTTACTTCAGAACTAGAAAGATCTAGACGTGCAGAAGAAGCCCAAAAAGCAGAAGCTATGCGTCCATTATCTTTAGATGTAGAAGGGGCCGAAGAACTTCCAGATGTAGGCATACAGGCTCATAGAAGAGCCATGCGAAAAGATTTAGGAGTAGAAGATTTAAATGGTGATGGAGTAAAAGATGCCAATGATGTTGTTGCTGATGGACAAGACGGCGTAATGGGCAATCAAAGAATTCCTGCTGGATTACCAAAAGCCCAGTGGGCAGCGGCCAGAGGCATTCAAGGCACCAAAGGATTGGGAGAAATTCCAGGAACCCATCAAGCATTGAGAGATCTCACATTGGCTTTGGATATGAGATCAAAGGGTGAACACGGAGAGCTTTCAAAGTATCACAAACAATTATTAAAGATTCACGATCAAGCCGCAAGAGATGCTTCAATTTCTAGAGAAAGAAATGTAAGAGCCGATGCTGCTGCAGAGCATGCAGATGAAATGCTAGGAGCAGGACATGGCCCGCTAGGTCTCAGATTTGAAAGTGTCAATCAAAAGATTTCAAGATTGTTGAATGGCTGATCAGAGATCTGGATAACCGATCTCTCTAGACCACTCCCATTCTTCCCATAACAATTTAGCAAATTCGTCGTCAGGGTCATGACGACGAATTTCTATTTCTGCGATACCTTCAGCACAAATGTGAGCATCCATTTCCCACGAAAACCAACGCCACACATCCGGCTGCAGGATCTTGTTAGTGATCAGGCAGCGGACTTCTTTTGACATGTTAATTCAATGTAAATGCAGTGCAACCAGCGGGTAGTGCTGCTGGTAGACCAAAAGGCTCTATTGGAAGGATATTTGGACCTTGTGGAAAGGTCAATGCTGTTTGGAATGTATTTCCGCTTCTATTTACAAAATAAAACGTAACTCCAGCAGCGGTGGCGCCAGTATTATTTACTAGAACGCCTTTGCACTTTAAAATTTTTGATCCATCTAAAGTTATTGGGTTTAATGAAAAGTATTTGTCGTACATGTTACAAATATTTAGTAATAGATAAATACTTTAAATGCGGCTGGAGGGAATCGAACCCTCGTGACGGGTTTGGAAAACCCGCGTAATGGCCGTTATACGACAGCCGCAGAAAGACAAATATGAAAAAGATCAATGAAGGTAATCTTTATAATGTCGAAACAAGTGAACCAAAAAAAGACAGAAGTAGTGAACTAGACAGCGTTACTAAAATTATGATGGATCAATTTTGGGAGGCTATGGGCAGACAGGGAGTAACCCCAGAAAAAGCCAAAATGATAGCCAAACAAACCTTTGCATCAGACATCAACACCTAGAGCAAATTTTATCTTATTCATCTTATTTGCATCGAAATGCTCATCAAATTGCTTGATGAGTTTTTCTTTCATCTGGCAAAATTTATTGTATTCTTTGGTAGAAGACTGGTCATCAGTCTCCATTCTACCAAGACGATACATAACATGCCCGTATTCGTAAATCAGTTCTTCCAATTCACTGTTATTCATGTCAGTATTATAGCATAAGTAAAACAATAGTCAAATATAAATATCTACATGGTAAACAAAGACAAGAAATTTATTATCAATGAAGGCCGTGCAATCACCAATGGCAAATTTGCTTATGGTGGCTTCCCACGTATATTAAAAGAATCCAATTCATATGGATCTACACACATTGAAATGTTTGATGACATCATGGCCGGCAATGATCAAAAAGCCAAAGATTTAATTAAAAAAATTGATGCTGCGAGAGGAACCGGCCCTACTTTAGATGATGTCACACACAGCCTAGAATTACATAAGCATCTTTTGAGCACTCTAGGAGAAAATCACCCACACGTCCGTGGTCTAAGCAACGGATTAAAGGATATCTACGATACTGCTCTAGAGTTTGAAAAGAATCCATCAGGAATTTCACAAAAAGATCGTGAAGATTATGCCAAATCAGTTGACATGATGAAAAATGATAAACATGCCAACACACTATCTTGGATGATGGACTATATGGATCCCAATTACATGTAAAATTAAATACCCCTGAGATCGTATCTCAAGGCCGACAACCCCGAGCGCTCGGGGTTGTTTCTTTATAAATATTTCTATGCTTAAACATGTTGGTGATAAATGGTATGTTCTTGATTCAACTGGCAAAAAAGTTTTAGGCAAGCATGCCTCGAAAGCCAAAGCAGTTGCACAACTACAAGCAATTGAAATTTCAAAAGAAGAAAGAAATGAATCAAGGATAATGTCTTTCGGAGATTATCTCAAAGAAGGGTTATCTACTTTGGAATATCACCAAGAACTCAATCCTGAACTCTGGGATGGAAATGAGTTAAAACAAGAAGTTAAAGACAAACTAATTGAGATTGGAAAAACTTGGGTTGAATGGGCAAACATTCCGATTGAAGCCGTTAAAGATTTAATTTTGGTAGGTGGAAATGCAAACTTTAATTACACACCAAAGTCGGATATTGATGTTCATATTCTCATTGATGTTGATGAGATTCCAAACTGCCCAGATTTTATTGATGATTATCTAAAAGACAAGAAACAACTTTGGTCTTTAACACATGACATCAAAGTTCATGGTCATGATGTAGAAATTTATGCTCAAGACATGAACGATGGGTTTGTTCAAGATCAAGGAGTTTATAGTCTTACAAAAGATGAATGGTTAGTAGAACCAATTCATAAAGAAGTAAGCCTAGATGATCCTCATGTTAGCAAAAAGGTTCAAGATTACATTGGACAAATTGATGCATTAATTGCATCAAATGCAGAAGATAAATCATTTGAAAAGTTGAAAAATAAGTTTAAAAATATGAGACAATCAGATATCAAAAAAGCCGGAGAATTTTCTCACGGCAATTTGATATTCAAAGAACTCAGAAATCTTGGTTATCTTGACCGAATGAATGACTATATCAAGTCAAAGCAAGATGAACGCTTGAGTTTATGATTCTAGATATCCACTGTCTATGGCCATGCACCATAAACCATAAAGAATGATGCCGACCCCTACGGATGTAAAAGTCATCAGGAATAAGCAGAAATGCCAATTTTTAATTACAAAATCTATAAATTCTTTTATCGATTCTAGCATAGGATAATTATATAGATTTCCTATGGTTTAGAAATGGTTAATTTCTCTCAACAAATTCAACCCAATCTTGCTTGACCAAATGGTTTCCCTGATAGCCATCTTTAATTTTTGACACATCCCACCAGATGGTATCACCAACCTGGATATCCTCAGTTAGTTTATCTCCAATAGCAAGAACCTGTGCTGGGATAATTTTTGAAGTTGATTTTTCAGTATAAATGATGCCCGCTTCACTGGTCTTTTGACCACCGATCAAAGCCTTAGCCAATATCCATTTTCCAATAGGTTTCATGTTTTTCCTTTTATATCAAAAGTTTCATTTTTCCACATTTTTATTTGGTCTACTCGGAAATGTCTAATAGTGGAATCCGAAAGAACAACACACCAAACATCATTTTCAAAAGTTCCACCATCACGAATATAAATTGCGTATCCATCTCCCAAAGGGGTTAACACTGGAATTGGATTTTTAAATTCGTGAAACATAATATTAAAACTGGAGGTGAGAGATTTGAACTCCCGACATCAAGGACCAAAGCCTTGCGTTCTACCAACTGAACTAACCTCCACTATTTCTTCCTGCAAATGTATCTGTTTGTGAATGACAATTAGGACACAAAAATCTAAGATTATCTATTCTATTATCGTTATGTATTCCATTTTTATGATCTAATTGTAATGTTATTGATTTTTTATTCCATATATCTTGCAACCCACATTCATCACATTTATAATCTAAAAGTTTTTCTTTAACTAATCTTTTTTTCAATATTTGTCTATTGTTATAGCATGAATTTTTTACAAGTATTTTTTTTAGATCTAAAGGAGTTCTAGCTCCTTTGGGTCTATTTTTATTAGAACCTCTTCCTTCTGGAATATGAGAATAATCAATTTTATCCTCTAATAATCTAGTCTTAAGAGTTTTTACATTTCCGCCTTTGTTTAATAAATTAAATTTGGAAAGTATACAAGAAAAAGTATCACATGATAAAACAATTTTAATTAATTCTTTTTTACTTATTTTCCAAATTGGGGATCTTCTATTTCTCACACAAGTATTTAGTATCACAAATATTTTAACATTTATTGTGATACTGTAGAATGAATTTTAGCGCAGTAATTATTCATAATAATTGAACTTGCACAACCAACATTGATGCTTCTCACAGAGCCATACTGCGGAATGTAAAGAATGTCATCACACATATTTATCACGTCTTTCGGAATGCCGATTTGCTCCTGGCCAAACACAAAGACGTAATGGTTTGCAGGATCAAACTCGTAAGCATTTACATCTTTAGCATCATGTACATTGTCCACGCCAATTACTTTAATGGCCTTACCAACCCCATCCGGGCCAGCAAGCGATGCAACATAGTCGGCCAGTGAATCAATATCTCGTACATGCTTGAAATTAGTGTAGTGATGGGTTCCAACAGTCCCACGACGATCATATTTCTTATTACCGTAGACGACAACTTCCTTCGCAAGAAATGCGTTAGCGTTTCTAATGACGGTAGCAATATTGAAATCGTTACCAATGTTGCAACATACCACAGAAAAATTATGACGTTTGCTGTCAAGATCTGCAATAATAGCATCGTGGTTCCAATAGTGGTAATAGTCGATAAGGTTGCGAGTCTCGGTCATTGGTTATAGTATACATCAAGAACGGGAAGAGTCAACCATTGCAATGCGTTCTCCGATCCATTCCATGCAGTTCACGGCCATGCTGTTGCCAAGCGCCCTGTAGCGAGGACCATCGGGACATTCATCAGCAGACTTGTTCTTCCAAGGAATGCTAGTGTAGTTATCAGGGAAGCCCTGAAGCCTCTCACATTCAATTGGAGTCAATCTACGAACAGACATGGACTGGACAACCGCAGTGGTTGCACGGGTATCACCGGAATCAAAAATATTTTGCGTAGGTGCGACATCACCTTCAACCCAAGTCTCATCATCTGTGTTAGACTGGGCTCTCTTTGATTTGGTGAACGGTACGGGTATGTATGCACCATGCCCATCCAATTCAGTATGAGATCTCACACCGCGAGTGCCAAGAGTTCCAGAAACCTCCTGGGCCACCATAGCAAAGCCATCTGCCCTGCTGTAATCGTGGCAGGTAGTTTCAAGACACGGGGCTATTTCGTGGCTTGTGACGCAATTGCTTGAAGTGCTTTCTCCAGAACCAAAGGCAATCTCCTCGCCCTTCTTTCTGCGCGACGCAGAATCCCGGAGCACGCTTTGGCGCTCAAAAAGAACCTTGGCTGCACTGGTTGTGTCTCCAAGACATCCGACAACGAACACACGTCTCCGTCTTTGCGGGACGGCGTTCGGATGCCGTTGTGTTCTGACCCATTGAGAGTCAAGGACTCTGTAGGACCACCCATACCCCAGTTGCCCCAGCGCCCCGAGGAAGGAACCAAAATCCCTTCCTCCGTTGGATGACAGGACTCCGGGGACATTTTCCCAGACAATCCATCTAGGCCGTAGACGTTTAGCGATCTCAAGGTAGGTAAGCATGAGGCCACCTCTTGGGTCTTTAAGACCTCCTCTGAGTCCTGCAACTGAAAAAGATTGACAGGGGGTTCCCCCGACGAGTAGGTCGATGTCGCCTTCTTTGAGGTTCCACGTTTCATATTTTGTCATGTCTCCTAGGTTTGGAACATTTGGGTAGTGATGTGCGAGAACAGCAGATGGAAATGGTTCAATGTCGCTAAATGCAACCGGCGTCCATCCAAGAGGATGCCACGCCACAGTTGCTGCTTCAATTCCACTGCAAACTGAAAGATATCTCATTTTAGTCTTTTTGCCAGTTGTTCAGAATCCAACTTGAAGAGTTCTTCTTATCTTCTCCACCGACACCGAACATGAATGAAAGATTGTTGTCATGATAATCCATCTCTGGAATGTTCTTTCCAT